CAGGTACAAACTTTGATACCGCTCTTCCAAGTGGCACATCGTAGTAAACTTTTTTAAATGTAGAACCTGCAAGTGGTAAATGAAATAACATGGAATCAAACTCTGCTTCGTACTCTTGCATTTGATCCATAACTAGATAATTCATAAAATCTTTTACACGATTTGCTTGTTGTTCTGTTTGTGGATTTTTTATACCGATAACTTGTGTTCTAACTGGTCCATCTGCTGGTAATAATTCTTTGTAAGCCTGTGCTTGAAACTGTGTAACCGCTTCTGCAAGAACAGGGTGTGTTGCACCAGACGCTCCTTGAAACGGTTCTGTTCTGTTTTCGTATTTAAATCCTAGTAAGTCAAGCCCCTCTGTGTATCCTCTCTCCCAATCTTTTCTAGAAGATTTATAATCCATATAGTTTTGCACCATCTCGTTACCGATTGGTTCTAAAACATCATCTGGTAAAATATCTGCTAAAT